GATAGGAATTCCTGTCTTTATTCCTGTATTATCAGCGGTCAATTGACCTTTACCCGCTTCATCCCCACCAACAGAGCCAAACGAAATTCCTTTTTCGGCTACCATAGCGATAGTGTCCATTTTAGAACGCACTATTACCGGACCATTACTTCCAAGATAAGCGAGAGCATCACCACCCAATGTCAATTTTCCATTTGAAGTAATCAACAAATCAGAATTTATTGCTTGGATAACATTTGCTATGGCTTGGTCGCTATTATCTCCTTTCCCTGTTCCTGTTTTCCCCCATCCTGTTAATCGGAAAGAGCCTTCGGTCCACATTTCAAGACCACGCCAACCAGTTTGACCAAATTCAATTCCACCTTCTCCATAATTGAAATTGATGGCTAACCTTTCGTAATTATCATTATCATCCAATTCGATAGCCGATTTTCCATCATAAGAAATCCAACTTGATTGTTTATAATGCTTTCTATTTTTCAATTTCATTCCGCTAAACGGAAATGGTTTTATAATACGACTATCTCTTAATGTTTCTTTATATACTTTACCTTCACTATCTTTATAAACTGATACTGAAGACATTTCTGGGTCATAATAAGCATTTGGGGGACTTGGAATAAAATCCCAACTCTTTGGGAACTGTTTGAAAAGATAAGCAGAGGCGGGATGCCAACCCATTGTATAATGTTTTTGAGTCCAATCAACCCATTTCTTATATCGTTTTAAATATACCCTGCGAATATTATCAGGAAAATAACCAACCCCTTTTTTTATATCTTCTTCCTTTAATAATCTCCATCCACCATAAATATTTTGCCAACTTTCATTATCGCCCGACAGTCTTAATTCATACCAAGGATATATTTTCTGATTACCAAAAGGATTCGGCCCATAATCAGGGTCTAATGATTGAGAAGAAGCTACTTTTTTTATGTCTACTTCAACCGATTTAACCACTTCTAAACCTTGAAATTTTCTCCACCATGTAGTTTCTGGTGTAATCACATCGAAATGTGAAACAGTATCCTTTAAAATAATATGGTCATTCGTTTGAAAATTATTCGCTCTCTTCAATCCAGAGCGATAAGAGTTGATATCTTTAACTGGTTTAAAATCATAACCCATTGTAGGGGTTAAATAAGAAACTGTTGGGGCATCCAAATTCTTTGCAAATTTATCATATCCTGTTTGACTATCAATATCTATTCCCGCATAAATAGTCCCTAAATAAATAGGACGAAAAATATCCCCGCCTTCAAAGAATAACCAAATGATATCATCAACTACTGGATAAGTTGAGAAACCTGCGGTAAATTGTAATTCACACCATGGTAAAGATTCTGGTGATTTTTCAAAAATATCATCAGTCATTCCAAAAATGTTTATTTTAATTCTGTTTAAATTCAAAGGGTCTTCCAAAGAAACAACCTTGGCTCTATAAAAATTACTTCTTTGGGAATCTAATAATGTTTTAATGGCGTTTATATCAAAAATTTTACTTACCTCCAATTATTGTGTAATGTGTATCTGGTAAGATTCCCTTCCCTCCACCAGACCCCATTTTTGTAAGTTTTAAACTGATATGATTCCCTGGGTAAATATAATCAAAAGTTTTTAATAACCAACCCCCGCTTAAACTATCCCATCTATCCGCTGCTTTGGTTGCAAACTCAACATCTACTATATTTCCTACTTGGAAATCATGCATTCCTGTTGTACCCTGCAATTCAATATCCAAATTATAATTGAACATTTGAGCATAATAAAGATTATCCCCAAACGCTTTTAGAAAAGAAATATCATCCAATGGAGTATAATAACTTGTTTTATTCCCTTCGGAAAATTCCTTTAAGAAAGGAAGCCTATCACCATCTAATTTTACTTGAGAAGATTGTGCATCTGTTTCAGTATATTCATCATATGTTTTATAAGTGGCATTAGTTAGATATTTTACATAATTATAATCTTTTTGTGTGCTATTGAATCCAAAAATCCTTTTTTCGTGTCCAGTAACAAAATTTGTAAACGCATTATAGGTTGAAAGTTTTACCGTTTTAAAAGAATATAATTGGTTTTCTTCCGTTATTCTCAATCTTGGAAAATGATTGTTCGTATCGTTACTTTTATAATTGAGAGGGTTACCCGCTTCAAACAATTTATAAACAGGTATAAAATAAAGACCATAACGATTTATAAAAAAAATATACCCTCCCCTATTATCCGAAGATACTGAATAATTAGCCAGTTTTCTTATCACTTTTAGAGCATCTTTGGAATACGGAATATAAAGATTATAAAATCCTTTTTCTTTCAAGGGAATGGTTGGAACGGGAATGTTGATTTTAAAATCATTTGTTTCTACTATTCCGTTTATTTTAAGAAATTTTTTAATTAAATCAGTAATTATTTTTTTTTCAGCAGGGAGAAAATAAATGGATTGTGTGTTTTTAATTATATTATCATATATTTTATCAACGGCTATTAATTTCAAATTTTGTCTTGAAGAAATTTTAACTCCTTCTCCTAGAGACCCAAATGATTTTATTTTAAATTCCTTATTCATTATTTTAAAAGAATCTTCTTGAAATTCAATCACTCTTAAAATTTCATCACCATAAAGTCTTTCCTTTAATAATTGATAAAGGTTGTCCTGTAGAGAAAATTCAATCATAGGAAATCCTAGATTAATATCTTCCGTATAACGAAAATTTTGAAATGCAAACTCACCCAAATCAATTTTTTCGCCACGAACATTAATAATTTCTATTTTAGGTAAACTAGCCATTATCGGTATTTAAGATTATCTCTTTTTGTTTTTATATATGCTTCAACTGTAGATAAAGAGGGTATTTCAATTACTTTACCAATTTCCAAATCAAAGGGATTGGTAATATTATTATGCTGTAAAATAATCCAATATAACCATTCATTTCCATATGTCATGTAAGCGATTTTATCAGGTCTATATTGTAATTGTTCTGTTATTGTTATCCAAGAAGAATCCTTTAACTCATTTTTAGGGATTTTAAGACCCATATCCACATTCTGAAAATATCTTCCTGAAGAATTATCCTTATAAATAATACCATCTAATTTACTATAAAAATAATTGAATCCTACTGTAAAGAAATCTGTTATTTTTTTTGTAGTTTTCGTAAAAGTGTATTGCATTATTTTTAACTCTCCGATACAACAGGTTTTTTAATATTACTGAAAAGGTCTTTAACCTGAGAACTATCAACAATTCTTGCAGTTTTTAAACCGAATTTATAAGTCCCTATAATTGGGGATTTCTTTTTATCAAATGGGGCTTTAATTGCTAAAGTTGCACTTTCACACAAGCAATTTAAAAATTGAATTCCCCCCGAAGCCTCTGTAATGATTGTTCCTTGATTATCATTTTCTTGTATATTATCAGGGAAATAAAAAACATCTACAAGACATGGCCCCATAGCTCCAATACTTACAGCGGCATTTGAACTTGTAAATACCTTTTTAAGTGCATCCAATTTTTCTCCTACAAAATCAGGTAATTGTTTAAAAAAATCAGGATTGGGAATATTAGCATTGACGGAAGGTGAAAGACATTTGATAACCTCTTGATAATTATAAATAATTTCACCTTCAGTTTCAGCGATTTGATAAAAATTCAAATTAAATTTAATAGGGTCTGTTCCTCTCCAATAATAAGGAGCGTTCAACATAATTCCACCTTGAATATAACCCTTTACATTTGTTCCAGCCGCTCCAGGAATAACTGCCTGTACTGTTGCGGCAGCCTGACGAATCATGTCAAAAAAACTTCCTGCTAATTCCAAACTATTTGCATAATCATGATTTACTGTTATATCTAATCCTTGGTCATCCAAATAACCAGGAATGCCAAATTTAGATGGACCGCTACCAGACATATCTTTTGGGTCTTTAAATGAAACAAACACATTGCAATTTTTTGCATTATTTATTATCATTAATAGGCTCCTGCATAACTTTCAAGAAAATTCTGATACATAAACAGCATCGCTGTTGTTGGAAAAATTTGATTTGGTTCTTTATATTCTGTTTTCCCAGATGCTATTGATGGCATAGTTGGGGTTGCTCCTTTTGTTGTTTCACTTGTTGCTTTACTTGATTTAGTAAGTTGAGTATCCAAAGAATTTGAAATTTTATCCAAAACATTATTCAATTTTGTTTTGGATTCATCGGTTGGTGTGTTTATATTTCCTAATTTACGTCCAAGTTGATTCATTTGAAAATTGGGAGCAACCTGTCCTTTCATTATATCCATAATTTCTTTAGTAAAAGAAAGAGAGTTTTTTATATTTTTAATAGTACTCGATTTATCAACAATAGCCCCTTCCCCGGCTTCTCCTTTGACAATAAAATCTTTTTTATTCTCTTCAACACTAATTCCTTTGTTAGCTTTATAAGAATCCAAATCTTTTTGAAAATAACTATAGACATCAAGCAAACTTCTTTTTTTACCTTTTCCATAAAAAATATTATAATTAGACATTGCCTGACTTGCCCCTACATAATCTGCGGCAGGGTCTTGCGGAGCTTTAGAAAATCCGGATAGAAATTTTTTGGCACCACCTGCTCCAAGAAAATGAGCTAGATATGCATCGGTTAATCTCCCTGTATTTCCTATTGCCATTTTATTATCTTTTAGAAATTCAGCACCCATTAGAGCATTATGATATGGGTCAAAGGCGTTCCATTGTTGAACTTCATCTTTATATTTTCCCCCATGTTTTCCTATCATACTATTCCATGTATCATTGATAAATTGAAATAATCCTTTGGCAGAACTTGTGGGGTTTGTGGCATTAGATTTTAATTTTGATTCGTGATAAGCTATCTTTTTTAAATCGGATGCCTTTTCCCCAGTTTTTTGGGCGGCCTTATCTATGGCTTTAATTGCATCTATTTGTGTTGTATTTAAATCCTTGGCAAAAACATCTTTACCCGGACTTAAATTCGCTTTCCCTCCACCTTGCAATTTACCGATTAGACCTTCTAAATTTCCACTCATTAATTTAGAAAGACCACCTTCTCCCATTAATCCCATTAAACCATCAAGAGCGGATTTCATAAACGGAAAATCTTTTAATTTATTATCCGGAAGAAATAAAGCTGTTTCTGGCCCTTTTTCAGCTGCTAAAATAGTTGTTGATTTTTTTAATCTTTCGGGTTTACCTTTAGGACTCCCATCACCACGTTTTAGAATTGGTTCATCTTTTGATGTTTTTTGTCCTTGTTCTTGAATATATTTTTGTTCTTCTTTTGTTAAATCGTATTTTTTTACATCTCCAGCAAGAGAATGTCCACCAGACATTTGAAATCCTTTTTTTAATCCTTCTAATAACTCTTGACGATGTTGAACATTCATTTCTCCTTGACTTTTAACTTCTGCTTTTCTTGTTTGTTTATTTGCTTCTTTTGTTAATCTAATATGCTCGGCATCTACTTTATATTTTTCTTGTGCTTGTTCTATTTCTTGTTCTCTTATACGATTATTCTTTTTTTTCATTTTCATTTCTAATTCTTCTAATCTTTGTCTATCTTTTGCACTCAAATCTGAACTTATTAATCCAACACCGCCCAAAAATCCTTTGGCCTTAGATTGTAATTTATGTTGTTTACCTACTAATTTATCATATTCTTCTTTATCGGCCATAAACTCTGTATCTGCTTTTTTTGCCGCTACTATATTTTTTCCTGTTTCCCCTCTTTGGTCTTTTGATAATCCACTTACTTTTTCTGCTTTTTTTGTGTTATCATTAATAGCCTTTAATCTATCAGCTTGCTTCATCATAAGAGCCATTTGTTCATCATGATGTTTTCCAGCAATACCAAACCATTTTTTAAATAGATTACCAAGCAAGATACCAACGGAGGCGACCGCTGCTATAATCAATCCCCATTTTAAAATACTCATTATAAGTGATAATCTGCTTCTTTTTTCAGATGCTTTATTTCCACCTGCTACTTCAGATTTAACTCCTCCTAATTCATCTTTTAAAGCATCTGTATCAATTTTCATTCGTTTGGCGATTTCTCTAACAATAAAATAAGTTTTTTTAGAATAATCAACATTTTCTTTTAAATATTCTGTTTCTAAAGTACCCTTTCCTTTTTCTTTTGGTTCATCTTTTTTCCCTCCAACAGGTGCCATAAGCCAAGACCCCATTTTAGTTGTTTTCAGAGCATCTTTAAGACCACCAGTAAATAATCCAGTCATAAAATTTATAGTACCGGAAGTAATTTTTGCGAGATTTTTAATGCCCCCGGCAAAAAGATTTACCACCTTTCCTATATAAGCGGTAAAATCTATCCCTAAAAATCCATCAATAGCACTGGTTACTTTATTTACCCCGCCTTTAAATTTATCAAAATTGGCATCCATTTTTGCATAACGCTCTTTATCTTTCTTTACAATATCATCTAAATGTTTATCATGAAGTTTTTTTTCTTCTTTTAATTTTTCTTCAAGATGTTTCCTCATATCTTTCCAATAATCATCTTGAAGTTTTTCAATAGATTTTATCATACCCTTTCGAACTTCAATTGTTTTTTTACTCGTTTCCGCTTCACCACTAAAATATTTGGAGTATTGTGCCTTACGAGTATCGTTGAACTTTTTTAGGGCATCTTGTATGCTTGAAAGGGGTTCTTTATCTGCCATTTTTTATTAGGTCCTTTGTTGAGATGAATCTACTATTATTTATGGGTTTAATAATTATTATCTTCAAAAAATTCTTTTATCTTTTTTTTGATGCTTCCAAAATCACTATTAATTTCATCTTCCCAAAGAATTAATACCTTATTACCCTTTTTTTCTAAACATTTAATTCTCTTTTCATCCTTTTCCCATTTTTCTTTTATTGATATTTTACCACTGGGAAGGTCTAAAATTTCTCCCTCTTTATAAAATTTAGGATTACCATGCCAATAATCCCCGTAAACCTCTATAATTTTATCAGGTTCAATAAAAATATCCACAAAATAAGGATTTATATATTTTTCAATTTTCAATTTTATATTTTTTTTTTCTAAATATTCACATATCATTTTATGAGGTTTGGTAAAAGTACTTATTGAATAACATTTAAAACATCTAGGAATTCTTCCATCAGCTAAATCATCTTCAAATACATTTTTACATTTTATACATTGAAATTTATATTTTTCTCTTTTTGTCCCTTTATATTCTTCTAAAGGAAATAAAGGAATAATTAAATTTTTTAAACGATTACTATTAAAAAGTTTTTTATAATAATTCTCCAAATAAGTTTTTTTCATTTTTTCTTGAATTTCTAAGCGTTGGAAAGAACTACCCACTCCATATTTTTCTAAATTGGTTTGTCTTCTTTTTTCTTGAGTTTCTTTATTTTGAAATAGAGTTTCTGTTCCATACCTTTCTAAATTAGTTTGTCTTCTTTTTTCTGGATTATTATAGTATTTTACTCCATACCTTTCTAAATTGGTTTCTTTCATCTTTTCTTGAATTTCTGGTCGTTGTAATGGGTGTTCCACTCCATATTTTTTTAAATTAGTTTGTTTCTTTTTCTCTGTATTTGTATAATTTTCCACTCCATATTTTTTTAAATTAGTTTTCTTTTTTCGTTCTAATATTTTTTGTTTCTCTTCTAATGATTTTTTATCCCACCAAGTAATTTTTTCTTTTATCTTCTTCATTTCAACCCTCCAGAGTTAAATTTAATAGTGAAGTAATTTGAATGCTGGAGCAGTTCAAAAAGGTAATTACTCCCTGTCCTTCACTACTATTTATTATATTTGAGTCGGGGAATTTTCTTTATCTGTTTGTTTGATAACTATATCCATAAGAATAACTCTATCATTCACGGTAAGTTTAAAAATATCTAAAATACTCCCTATCTTACCCAAGTAACAGAGATTAAAACAATCGGTTAAAATCTCACGGTATCGCCTGACAAGGGCTTCAGGGCTATATTGTAAGCCGAAAAAAATTGATGGGGTCTAGTTCTACAATACCGTCTTTAGAACATTGAGGACAAAAGTAATTTTTAGTCAATTTATAACCGTATTTTAAAGATGTGTTTTCATTGTAAAATTCAATCAATTTTTTCAAATCACTGGGTTTCAATGATTCTAAAAGACGAACATAATCCATCCATGTGTCAATCTGCATTTCTTCATTTGTTTCTTTGATGAGTACTTTTGAAGTTGAATGAGCCATCGAAACAAAAGTCCTACTTAAAATTTCATCAGGAACACCTTTCTGGGCTTTCTCGATTTGTTTTAGTTTTTTAACTGTCATGAATTCAAAAAACCAAGTCAAACCAACATTCTCTAATAAAACAAAAACGGGATATTCTGTTTTTTCTTCCATTTTTTCTAATTCCAATTCGTCCTTATTCAATTTCATTTCAATCTTATGACCGTTATCATCAGTAATAATAATTTCTTTTTCTCCTGGGAAAGTGATTGCCGATAATTCAAGCAAGATAAAATCTTGGTCAAATGTAGTTAAATCCTCAAAATCGAAATCAGGAAGAGTTTCAAATTTGGCGCATTTTTTTAAAAGATTAATTGTTGAATTCTGCCGAGAACCGAAAATTTCCTTTAAGAGTGTCTTTTCATCATCCGTAGTTAATTCTCTCAATTGAATGGTCTTTGGATATCCGCATCTACCGTTTGAAGGCAAATCAAAATCAAACCATACCCTTGTTGGTCCTTGAGAATCTTTAATCTGGGCTATGATATTCATTACATAGTTAGATGGTTGATTTGGATAAGCTCTCTCTTTCTTAACTTCTTTTACAACCACAGGAGCAGGGTCTGGGACCTTGATTTTCTCTTGTGCAATCGTTTGCAAATTTTTTTCGTTTTCTGGCATATTTATTTCTCCTTTATAATACAATACATTTTTACTCTGTATCTTTATTTAGTTAGTTATTTAATTAAACTTGTTAATGCACTCGTTAAACTATATGGACTGTAAGAATCCATTGCAAAGGTTACCGGGAAAGTAACAATAGATTCTGTGGAATAGTCTAAAGTTACTTCACCAATTTCCGTTGGCCAAATTCCATTAAGTAAATATGCTCTCGTAGCCACGGAATCTAAAACATTCCCGCTCGGTAAAAGAATTACAAGAGCGGATTTTTTATAGGTTTTAGTTACATATCCTTTTGTATTTATAGTGGAAATATCTGATAATCCTTTTTTTGTGCTATAAACTTGTTGTCTCCAACTCTCAAAAAAATCAGAGGCTAAATTTAAATGGTCGTCACGAACAGTTACTTTCCAGTCGGCAAATTCTGTTTTACCTGCTAATTTTAATTTAGTTCCCTGCCAACCAATAGGTATTTGTTCAGTTCTCGAAATGGGTGTGGCTGTTTGAGATACTAAAAGTGTTGTTGCAATAGCTCTGGCATTATCAACCAATTTAGCAACAAGACTTCCCGATTCAAAAAACATCACTCTAAAAAGATAGTTACGATGAAAATCTAAATAAAGACTCATAGTTTTTCTAAAATCGGAAGGAGTCATTGGGAAAATCCCTGGAATGCTTGGTGTTTTTATTGACATTATAATTCTTTCCCGAAAGAGGTAGTAAAATAATCAATAGAAAGGGTAACAGGAAAAATACAAATTCCGCTTGCTTCATAATCCAAATTAATTGCTCCGATTTCCATTGGCCACACACCCGATAATTTATAATTTCGGGTTGCATTTTCAATAGAAAGAGAACCATTATTAGATGGTGTTATCATCTGTATATCGGCACTCCTTTTATATCTTTTCGGCGCATTGGTTTCTCTTGGCTGGATTTCTTTTTTAAAATTATGAACTAATTCTCTCCAATTATTAAAATATCCCCACGCTCCTCTTGTTCCGAGAGTATCTCTAACATTGATATTCCAAACTTGAACGGTAGTTTTCCCTGCTTGTTTTATTTGAGTATGCATAAAATCAATTATTTGTTGATTCGTATTTGAAACCGGAGTTGAAGTGGAACTCATAAATTCAGCACTAAAACTGTAATCAAGCCCTCTATCAAATGTCACTTGAAAAAGATATGGTCTATAAAAGTCATTAGATATAAATTCACTAAAACTACTAATCCCTAATGCTTTATTTATAATATCCATTATTGTATAGCTGTCCAAAAAACATATCTATCAAAAGTAAATTCCACATTAAAAGTAACAATGGCATCTTCCGCATAATTTAAACTTCCCCCACTTAAAGAAGAAGGCCAAGCTCCTTCCAATTTAAATTCATATTTTTCTTCTCCTAAATCGTTTAATAATATTAAACTAATTGTTTTTTTATATCCTTTGATTCCATTGGGAATGGATGAAATTCTATCAGTTTCCCAAAAAGTAGCATTTCTCCAATAATCAAAATATTGATAAATATTCAATGATAACCCATCTTTTCTCGCAGCCACAATAAAATCAGGGTTATCAATATTATATTTAAAAGTAACCTGCCAAGGGGCATAAGTTGTTTTAGTTGCTATTTTTAATTCGGAATTATAAAAGGCTACCGCTTGGTTTGTTGTACTTGAAGTGGGAAAATTTGTACTTGAAGTGCAATATTGTATTTCATCTTTACAGTTAATTTCTGTATTATATGCTTCTGATGTAATTGTGAGGGGAAGAAGAATTTTAAACAAAAAACTCTTTTGAAATTCAGCATCATCAAATCTAGGGGCAAATTGGGATATTTTAAGTTTTTCAAACATTGCGAAAACTAACTAAAAATAAATTTTATCTATTTTGGAATAAAATCGTCATAGTGAATAGTAACAGGGAAAGTTACGATGGCTTCAGTCGCATAATCAAAAGTTACTTGTCCGATTTCCCTTGGAAACCCACCCTTAATTGTAAAGTCTCTATCTGATTCTCCTCTATTATCCAAAAGCAATAAATCGAAATCGAATTTATAATTTACAGGTAAATCGGATTGTCCTGTAGAATTATCATAAACTAATTTTCTCCATGCTTTAAAATAATCAAACGCTTTATTCCCAGAGTCATCACGAACAGTTACCGTCCAATCTCCATATGTGGTTCTTCCCGCTATCTTTATTTGTGAATTCATCCAATCTACATTTATATTATTAGTAGTCTCTACTGGAGTTACAGTCGCTGAAACAAAATAAGTAATCAACTCGGTTTCTTGAGTGGAAGACACTCCCAATTTAGGAAGTGATACCTTAAAAAGATATATACGATGAAAATCACCC